GAGATTCCACAAGAAGATATCATAAATGATGCTGGAAATTATACAGAGAATTATCAAAATGGGCAAAGAAGAAATGTTAATATTTCTTTAGTCAATATTAACGGACAATATACTCCAAACATAAATTCAATTTGGGTTTATGATAAATTTAGATTAGATGTTGGTATTGAATATAATGATGAAGTTTTTTGGTTTCCAAGAGGAATATATATTATGGGTAACCCAAGCGTTCAACATAACGATTCTGATAAGCAAGTAAGTTTATCCCTAGTTGATAAATTTGCGTTGTTAGAAGGTCATATGGGAACCCTTGAAACAACTTATGAAATTCCAGAGGGAACAGAAATAGAAAATGCAATAAAAGCAATTTTAACTTTAGATTCAGGAAGCGGATATTCATTAGATTTGCAGCCAATTATTTATGACCATAGTTTTAAAGGTAGAAGAACTCCTTACACAATTAGAAAAGATGCTGGTTCAAACTTTGGGGAAATTATATTGGAACTTGCTAGTATCTTAGGAGCAGAATGTTTTTATAATGATACTGGTAATTTGTGTTTTATTCCAATCAATGAAACGGTGGTTGATGAAAATAAACCTATTATTTGGGATTTTAGTGATGAACAAAAAGAATTTATATCATCAAATTCAAATTATGATTTTGAAAACGTAATAAATGAAGTTGATGTGGTAGGAGATAATATTAATAATAAAATTGTTTCTGCCGTTGCTAAAAATGAAGACCCCGAATCTCCAATATGTATTCAAAGAATTGGAAGAAGAGTTAAATATTTAAATGATGCTGCAATATATAGTGATGAATTGGCTCAAGATAGGGCTAATTATGAGTTAAGATGTTGTAGAATTTTAGGAACAAAAGTATCCATATCAACAACATTTAATCCATTATTATTTGTAGATAATATTATTACAATCGAAGATAGTTATTATAAATATAAAAGAGATAAATTTTTAATACAATCAATATCTTATTCTCTAGGTAGTAGCAATCAAATGACTATTACTTGTTCTGCTTTATCTAATATTAATATGGCAGATGACGAAACTAAGAGTTATTTGGCTGATAACGCACATAACTTTATAACAACAGTATATCAAGATTTTCTTGTTGTTACGAGAAGATAGGAGGAGATTATATGGATTTTGATTTGAATTATTTAACACAATTTAAAAGTGTTATTGAAGAAATTGTAAAAGCCGAATTAAAGAAGCAAAAAATACCAACTTTTGTTTCGGCTGTGGTACATAGTGTTAATCAAGACGGAACCGTCAATGTGTATCTTCCTCCTAATAAAGATAATATAATAACAAAATTATTAAATAAGAGCGGAGAAACGCTTAGTGATGGTGATAGCGTTGAAGTAATGACCAAAGGTGGAAATTTATCTAACGCGTGGGTAATGGTTAAACACGGTAATTAAATAAAATGAAAGGATGTGAAATAGTATGGCTCAACAAACAATTAATAACTTGGAATCTGCTGCTACTGTAAGAAGTAAGATTAATAGTAATTTTACTGATTTGTATACAAATAAATGTACAACTTCACACGCTTCAGTTAATACTACATATGGTGTTGCCACTGGTTCTGTTTACGGTCACGTTAAAGTAACTGCCGCAAATGGATTAACTTTAAATAGTGGTACTATTAGTATGAATGCTGCGAGTACAAGTCAGGTTGGTACAGTACAATTAGAAGATTCGGTTACATCAACTTCTACTACAAAAGCATTAACAGCCAATCAAGGTAAATTGCTTAATGATAGCATTTCGAGTTTATCAAGTGGCAAAGCTCCAACTAATCACGCATCAACTGCGACTACATATGGTGTTGCCACAACATCAGCATATGGTCATATTAAAGTAACCACAGGTAATGGTTTAAGTTTATCAAGTGGAACTTTATCTATGAATGCTGCGAGCACAAGTGCTGCTGGTGCAGTGCAATTAAATAATACATTGACATCTACTTCAACAACTCAAGCCTTAACCGCTGCTCAAGGTAAAGAATTATATGATAATAAAGCAAGAGCTTATTACGGTAGTTCTGCACCAAGTAGTGGAACAGGTAAAAATGGAGATATATATTTCTTAATATCATAGGGAGGTGAAATAAAAAATGGCTAGTATATCAGAATATTCTTTAACAAATACCGGAGCAGAAGTTCAACAAGCAATTACCGATGCATTAACAAACTTACCTTATTTAATTAATCAAAAAGTTAGTGTAACAGACGTTTTAACAAAGACAAATACGACTGCTTATACTCCAACATCAGCATATCATCCAGCAACAAAAGCATATGCAGATAGTTTAAGACCAGAAATAACTGTTGGTACTACAACTACTGGAGCCGCTGGAACAAATGCAAGTGTTGTTAATAGTGGAACTAACACAAACGCTATTTTAGATTTCACTATTCCACAAGGAGTTAGAGGTTATAATGTAGGTTCTGTTTCAAGAACATCAGGAACTGGTGCTCCTGGAACTACTGACACATATACAATGTATTTAAATGACCCAAGTACGACTGCTATAGGAACATTTACTGTATATAATGGTACAGATGCTTCTATATCAGTAGGGTTAAATAATGTTACTGATAGTTCATTAACAATTACAGGAAGTCCACTTACAAGTAGTGGAACAATTAATATTAAACACTCAAATTCGATTACCGCCCAAACAACTCAGGCTGTATATCCAATTAAAATAGATAGATGTGGGCATATTACAGCATATGGTAGCGCTGTTTCTATAGGAGATATGTTCAAAAACGTCTATGATACAAATAATAATAATATAGTTGATAGAGCTGAACATTTAGATAATGGTACAGACCAATTATATTTTGATATTTCATAAGAAAGGAGAAATAATTAATGGCTTATGTAACAAGCGCTTCTTATGGTGGTCGTTATCTAAAATTGGAATGTTGGGAAAATGCAACTGATGTAGTTCAAAATTATTCTCAAGTAGGTGCTACATTATCATCAATTGGTGGTAGCGTTGCTTATTACTCAATATATAACTGGGGAGGAGATGTTAATGGTAATCGACTATGGGGTATATCTACAACATATTGGAATAGTTATGCTTTCCCAGCAGCTACTGGTAGTGATACTAAATATATAAATGTATATCATAACGCAGATGGCTCAGTTGGTAATGTGGGATTCACCTTATATGGAAAAGTATATTATGGTGGAACGGCATCTTTTGATGGAGCACTAGGATTATCACAATTTAATCGTGGGACAACTGTTTATCAATCATTAAATAGTAAAACTCCAACATCAATAACGATGAACTGGTCTACAACTAATACCGCTGATTATGTTTGGTATTCTACAAATAATGGTTCTAGTTGGACTGGTATTTGGAGTGGTTCTGCTTCAAGCGGAACTTATACAATTAGCGGATTAAGCCCTAATACATCATACAACATTAAAACTAGAGCAAGACGTGAGGATACGCAAAGAGACGGCAATTATAGTGGGGCAACCGCTATATCAACATATCAATCATATAGTACTGTTACATCTGTAACTACAGGTAATTTAATGCCATTTACGATGACGGCATATTGTACTTCAAGTAATGCTGGTAATACCGATTCTTATGAATATTCATTATGTGATTCTAATTTATCAGTGTTGCAGACATATACTACTAATGTAACATATTATAATTTTACAGGATTAAATGAAGAAACAACATATTATATTAGATGTAGAGTTAAATCAACCGATTCACAAGTATGGTCAGGATATTCATATAGTTCAGCATTTACAACTCCAGCAGACCAATCTAAAGGATATATCAAAATTAATGGTACGTGGACTTTAGGTAAAGTTTATTATAAAACTAGTGGTAATTGGGTTAAAGCAAAGAAAACATATTTAAAATATGGAGACAATTGGAATATTTCAAGGAATCCATAGAAAGGAGGAATATAAATGATAGATAAATTACGTAGAGATATTTATGTATATCAAGGAACTAATTGTGATTTTGTTTTTGATATTAATATTAATGGGGAAAGATATGCTCCAGCAGAGCAAGATAAGTTTACATTAATAGTCAAAGATTATAGAGACGAAAATAAAACAGTTATTACAAAGGAATCTACTGGCTCTTGTCAATTTATGTTTACGCCAAGCGATACAGTTGATTTAGATATTGGATATTATACATATAATGTTAAGTTAGAACAAAATGATACAAAGTTTATTTATGAAATTGTTTCTCCTAGTACATTCCAAATAAAGGCTGGTGAGTAATATGGATGAAAGAACAATGTGGTATGATATGGGGAAAACCGATAAAGTAAAAAGTCCAATAAATACTGGTGTAACAAATATTAGTGTAGGAATAGAATTTGAAGTGGAAGCAAGTGGAAATACAATTAATGAGAATGAATAATAAAGAAAGGAGAAAAATTTTATGTCAAAAGTAAAATTTTATAGTGATTCAGCTAAGACCAATCAAGTTTATCCTGAAATTGACTTAGGAGAAAATCTTGAATTGGGTTTAGAAAATTATTTTGCAATTACTGCTGATGATGGAATTTATGGTCTTGAGTTTGACCTTTGGGCAACATCTCATACTTCAGCAGGAACAAAAACCGGAAAGAATGCTGGTCAAACAATAACACCAGGAACAAATGCTGTTTATGAAACAAGTTCATATGGTGTTGCATTCGATTCATATGATTGTAATGCTTTTGTTGACAGTGACGGCGTTCAACACATTACATATTTAAAAGGTATGCCTGAATATGGTGATACTGAAGACACAATTAAAACTTATACATATAATGGAACAACTTATTTACAAGATGTTTTTGTTATAAAAAGAACTTATTATGAAAAATGGTACAATGATGGTACTAAACAATATTACGAAAGAAGTTATATTCCTAGAGATGGATTTACTCCAGTTGCTCACGCAATTAGAAAAGATGGAACTGTTAGTCCTTGGTTCTTAACTGCTAAATATGTGGCAGGACTAGATAGTCAAGGAAGAAGACGTTCATTAAAAGGATTAAAACCAGCAAGAAATAATTCATATAGTAATGAGGTAACTAATTATCATAATAGAGGAACTTATTATACTGGCGGATTAACAAGCGAATATAAAGATTTCTTAACAACATTCTGGTTAAAATATGGAACTAGAAACACACAATCAGTTATGGCTGGATGTACAAGTTATAATTTCCAATATGCTTTGGCTGCCGCTGAAAGTGATGTTAAGAGGGTTAAAATAACAACAGCACAAGCTGCTAATTTAGTTGTTGGAAGTTCTGTATCTATTGGTAATGCAGGAAGTTCAACAAACCACGATAGAGGACAAGCACATATGCATAATATTGCTGATAGTGTAGTTATTACATCTATTGTAGAAGATGAAGATGATAATACATATTCTTATGTTTATGTTGATGTTGATGATGCTTTCTCAATTACAGCGCCAACAACAACTTATATCAGTACAATGCATTGGCAATCTGGATTTAGTGATAATGTATTAGGTAGAGATGGATGTCCAGGAAACTTAACTAATGGTAAATTCCCTATGGTATTAGATGGAATTGAAATGATGGTTGGCGGATATGAAGTTGCCGGAAATGCAATTATGGATATTGTAAGTTCAACAGGACAAAGAGAAGTTTATGTAACTAACGACTCTACTAAGTTAACAACTACCGTAGCAACTATTAAATCAACTTATAATAAATCAAGTTATTCAATGCAGCCAACTACATTAAATGCTTGGAATTATATTACTGCAATGCAACTTGATTTGACTAATGGCGTTGCTATACCTACTGAAGCTGGAGCATCACAATCTGGTTCAAGCGTAGGATATGCAGATGGATTATATGTAGATAATGGAACGAGTGGACAAAGAGAGTTCCTTCTTCTTGGCCGTCTGGATTATGGTGCGTATGCTGGTCTTTCTTGCTTGCGTGCTGGCCTTGACTTGTCGGCTGCGTACTGGCATTGCCTTGCGCGCCTTTCTATAAATGCAACAGGTGGTACTTTAGCGTAACATAACTCCTATAGGGGTGAATTGGCTGTAAAGCCAAGAGGGGATAATCCCCTCGCAAAATAAATTTGGTGTCAAGACTGTGCTGATAAAGGTCTTTTCACATATATAAGGATGTTGAGCCAGCTGGGTCTTTCCTTCTTCTTGGCAATCTGAATAATGGTACGAATGCTGGTCTTTCTTACTTGAATGCTAACAATGACTTGTCGAATACGAACTGGAATTACCTTGCGCGCAAATCAAAGCGACCTAAAAAATAAATAACTAGCTACATACTTATCTTTTTAAAAAAAATATAAAGTATTTGTCATTTGGCTCAACATCGCACCTAAGAAGGGCATAAACGAAAGTTTATCTTTAGTCTTAGTTAGACTAGAAGTTTAAAGCTGAAAGGAAAGGGTCTAGTAGAGCACCTTCCACTAAGAAAGAAAAAAAATCAATGAAAACAATCCACATACGTGTATCAGAACGACCTTGACGCTTTGAAAGGAATAAGATATATGAAAACATACTTAAGAAAATTCCAATTTTCATATGCTTTTGTTCGTAAATCTATATATGATTGCTTAAGACGTAATCGTTGGAAACGACAGGACACATCATATTTCTTTGCAGATTATGCAATTGAAGTTATGAAGAAACATAATAAAAAAGTTCCCAATAGAGCAACTGTAGCGCATTATTTAAGAAACATTGCTTATGAAGATATTACAAAGTTATTTCCTTTAGTTGATTATATTGCATATAGGATGTATCAAGAAATAAAACATCAAAATGTGCATATGAGTCCAATCGAATATCAACAGAGACACGATGGCTCTAGTGGTAAAATAAGAGAGATTGGCATAGCAAGTATAAAACAACAATGTTATGATTATATAGCCGTTGAATCTTGCCAGCATATGTTTTTAGCAAAGGTTGGCTACTATCAATGTGCTAGTTTACGAAATAAAGGTCAAGTCTTTGGTAAAAGTGCCATAGAAACTTGGATAAGAACTAAACCCTACGAATGCCGTTGGGTTTTTAAGTGTGATATTCGCAAGTATTATCCAAGTGTTGACCATAATAGAATTAAAGAATTATTAGCTAGAGATATTAAGAGTAAAGAAGTATTATATTTATTATATTCATTAATAGATACTTATAAACAAGGGTTAAGTATTGGTTCTTATCTATCTCAATATTTAGCTAATTATTATTTATCTTATTTATATCATTATGTAAGCGAACAATTATATACATATAAAAGAGGTAAAAGAGTTCGTTTAGTTCATCATCAATTATTTTATATGGATGATATTATTCTTTTTGGTTCAAATAAAAAACATATGAAATCTGCCGTTAAACAAATGAAAAGATATCTTAAAGACAATTTAGGATTAACTCTTAAAGAGAATGAACAACTTTTCGAATTAGATAGTAGAGATATTGATATGATGGGATATAGAATAAGAACAAATAAAACATCGGTGAGAAAGAGAATATTTAATAGAGCAAATCGTTTATATAGAAGTATACAGAGAAATGGTTATGAGATGGATTTAATTACGGCATATAGAGCCATAAGTTATTATGGTTACTTTGTCCATAGCTGGAGTTATAAATATTCTCAACAAATCAAATTAGAAAGAATTATTAAAAAAGCAAAGGAGGTTATTTCAAATGCGAACAAGAGAAGCAGTATATACTAATGAACAACCAGTATACATTTATATGAAATTGCCAAAAAGTAATTTAGCAGATGTATGGATTAATTCATTTGTAGAAACAAGAAAAACCGAAGAAGGCACAGAATATGTATATGACACTAATGAATTCAGAGTATCTCAAAGTCATATTACAGAAGAAATGGTACAAGCAAACCCTATGAAATATCTTAATTATTCACCATCAGGAGAAATTACAGTTAATGATAGAGTTGACGCTCTTGAAGAGGCTGTATTAGAGATTATGGAGGTATTAAATGGTTAAGTTTTATTATTTACAAGTTAAAATGGGTAAAATTACTATTGATGATGTGCCAGAAAAATACAGAGATAAAGTTCAAGAAATGTTAGATAACGATTAAAAGGGGGATTTATTATGCCAGAATTTGTACAAGTTATAGTATCTTTAATTTGCCTGATGCTTGCAAACATACTTATAGGAACAAAATTGGCAGATTTAAAACAAGAATTTAATAAAGAAAAGTTAGTTAGTGGAATTAGTAAGGCCGTATTTACTTTAATTGGACTAGCTTTAATTTATGCTTCTACAATCGTATTCCCTATGGAAGTTGCAACAATTAATGGAACTATGGTAACGACATTAACTGGAACAACTATTCTATTAAAGGGTGCTAATTTAATATACGCAGGCAAAGTATTGTTAAAAATTAAAGATATATTTATGTTGAATATACCTGTTGAGGTATTAAGTAAAGATGAAGAAGAAAATAATGAACCAAAAGAAGAACAACTTAGATTAGACATATAATATAAAAGAAACAACAGGGGGTTTTGGCTTTTATATATATCTATTATGTAACAAAGGAGGATTTATATATGGAAGAAGAAATCAAACTTAATGAAGAATTATTAAAAGAATATGAAAATCTTGAAAATGAAGAACAAGGTATTCAAACTACTTTTAACGAAGATTCTATTGAAGATTTAAATGATTCTTCTATTGATGCTCAAATTGAAAATACTAATGAAGAAGAAATTGAAGGTATTGGTGCTACTGGTTTTTCAATGAGAACAACTAAACCTAGTGGTAATTTAAATTATATGACTACTAGCACAGGTGGTTGGTCAACTTGTATTAAAGGTAGCCCAAATGACCCTAAAGCAACGGTGTTGGCCAATTGTGTAGGATATGCAAGTGCGCGATTTAACGAAATTATTAATCTATGTAGAGGAACAAGCGGATGTACTTATAAAACATTAAACTGTAATGCTGAAAACTTCCCAGAAAGAGCAACTGCTGCCGGATTAAAAATTGGTTCTACACCAAGAGTTGGAGCTATTGGTTGTGCAATGAAAGGTTCAACATTATCTGGTTCAGATGGTGCTGGACACGTATGGATTGTTGAAAAAGTCAATTCATCAAGTTCAACATACACATCAGAATCTGGATATGGTTCTTCAACATTATTCTGGAATCAAACAAGAACTAACTCTAATGGACGTTGGGGTTTAGGTTCTGGTTATACATTTAGATGTTTTATTTATTTACCAGATGACGTTCAAAAATGGGTTGATGGTAGTTCAAGTGGAATTACACCAAATGTTGATAAAAACATTTATAAAAATCAAATTGAAGTTAAAATTTCTGACCTTAGAGTTAGAACTGGCGCAGGAACAGATAAAAGTATTTTAGGTTTTGCATCTAAAGGATATTATAATTTTTATGAAACTGCTGATGCAAGTGGATATAAATGGTATAGAATTGCTGATGGACAATGGATTGCGTCAAGTAATGATTGGACTACTGTTTATCCAGCTCAAACACCAACTTATAAGTATAAAGTAGGAGATAAAGTAGTTATTAATGGTGCTTTATATGTTAGTTCAAATGCTGCTAATCCAAGTGGTTCAGTAAGTAATAAAGTTACTAATATCACAAGAGTTGCTGTTGGTGCAGCACATCCATATAATACCACAGGAGACCTTGGTTGGATGAATGAAAGTGATATTAAACCATATGAAGAACCAACTCCTACACCACCAAGTCCTACTCCAACTACTGAAAAGAAAGGACTAGATTTATCTGCTTGGCAAGAAGGAATTAATTTTAATGCTATTAAAAATAGTGAATATAACCAATTTGTAATTTTACGTGGTGGATTTACTGGTTATGGAACTGGAGTTTCTTATAATAAAGATAAATGTTTTGAGGGGTTTTATGCCGATGCTAAAGCAAGAGGCATTCCTGTTGGATGTTATTGGTTTAGTTGTGCTAATACATACGATAAAGGTGTCGCAGAAGCGAACTTTATGTATGAAAATTGTTTAAAAGGAAAACAATTTGAATATCCAATTTATATAGATGTTGAAGATGAGCATTGGCAATCAGGAAACAAAGACGGTGTAACTGCTGCTATAAAAGGATTTTGTGAAACTTTAGAAGCAAAGAAATTTTATGTAGGCATTTATGCTTCTGATATTTCAGGATTTAAAGAAAAAATGAATATTGACCAATTAACAAATTATGATAAGTGGGTTGCTAGATATGGTTCTAAACCACAATATGTAACTTCTTATGGTATGTGGCAAACCGCTTCTGATGGTAGAATTAGCGGATACGGAGAAAATCTTGATACAGACATTGCTTATAAAGATTATCCAACAATTATTAAAGAAGCTAAGTTAAATGGTTATGGGGATGAACCTACACCTACTCCACCAGAGCCAACACCAACTCCAACTTATAAATATAATATTGGAGATAAGGTTGTAATTAATGGTCAATTATATGGTAATGCCGATGGAGGCAATCCTGGTATGGTTGTATCTAATAAAGTTACAAATATTACTAGAAGAGCCGATGGGCATCCATATCCATATAATACAACTGGTGATTTAGGTTGGATGGCAGAAAGTTCAATTTCTCCATATACCGCTCCAGCGGGTTTTGCCGTTGGAGACAAAGTTGTGCCAACTAAATTGGTAAGTTATACTGGACAAAAATTAGTTCAATATGATGATTATTATTATATTACCGATTTAAAAGGTAACAGGGCTGTATTGAGTGCAAAAAGAAATGGCAAATATGTTGTTTGGGCAGCAATGAATACAGCAAATATAAAAAAAGCATAATGAAGGGCTATTCCCTTCTTATGCAGAAAGAAAGGATGGTTTAAATGGCAAATAAAAAGAACCAAACAAAAAAGGTTGAAAAAATCGAAGAAGTAAAAGAAACTAAACCAGAAGTTAAAGAAGAAAAACCAAAAACTATCAAGATTGGCACTAAAGTAATTGTTAATGGAAGAACATATGGAAGTCATACTTTAGAAGCGCCAATGAAAACATTAAGAAATGTTGAATCAAAGATTGTTGGTATCAGTGAAGATAGTTATGAAGTTAAAGAAGGTTTTGTTTCAAAAGATTCTATAACAATTAAATAATAAGGAGGTTTTACAATGGCTTATACTTACAATGATATAACATTTGAAAGTATTGATAAAAGTTGTCCAGTTGCTGCTCAAGTACAATTAGGACAAATTATTGATACAGTTTATTCAAATCTTAAATCTAAAACTAAATATAGCGGAGATTTATTAACTGATACTCAGGTCTCTTCATTAGACAAAATGTGTGGAGCATCAGATTCAACAAATGTTGCTTCTATTATAAATAGTATATTAGATGCCAGCAAAAATGAAAAAACTGTAAACAAAATTAGTGATACTCTTATTTCTCAAATTAACAACGACATTTGTCCAATGTTTAAAAATTGTGCATTAGGAACAAAAATTGCTGAAATGATTGATATTGTTAATGATATGGCAGACCAAAGCGAAGCTGAAATCTTAACATATGTTATTGGAGAAAGCGAAGGAACTATAGATAGTGAAAATGCAGCTATTGGCGTAGAAGTTCCAAATGGAACAGACGTAACAGCATTAATTGCAACATTTACATTATCTGAAGATGCGTCTGCTAAAGTTGGTTCTACAGCTCAAGTTAGTGGAACAACAGCAAATGACTTTACTAATGCTGTAACTTATACAATAACTGCTGAAGATGGAACGACTACTAAAGATTGGACTGTAACAGTTACTGTTGCTGAATAATAAATAAAATAGAAAGGGGAACAAAAATAAATTAATTTTTATCAAAGTTCCTCTTTTTTATCAATTTTAACTTGACATATTTTTTATTTTGTGATAGACTTAAGGCAAGATAGAGGATGATGGTTGAGGGAAAGGGGTTTTAAAGGGGAGAAGGAGAAGACGAAATTTAACATTTAGTATAGAGATAATAAGTTTACATTTATTGTTTGTATAGTGAATGTCAAGTAAGGAGGTTTTTATTGTGTGATATCTAAAGAAATTTATGCATATAGACGATATGTTGCTTGTTATTATGATAAACATTATATAAAAGCAATATATTACTATTTAAAGTGGAAGTATTATGAGAGGTTAAATGAGAGGATGTGGAAGAAATGAGGAAATTATTTTTGAACAAAAACTTTATAATTATCATAAGCTTAATTATTATGTTGGTAACATTTATAGGGATTAGTTATCTTAATTATAATATAGCTAAAAATAATTGTAGTGGATATTTTACTTCACAAAATATATTTGGTATTCCAATAAAAACAAGTTGCACATATGTTATTGAGGATAGTCGCAAATAAAATTATAAAAGGAGAAATAGATTGAGATGTTATGTGTAAATGACCCAAATGATGTTGATGAAATTGTAAGGCGAATGCTTGTTGATATACCAAAAGTGAATGGGATGGCTACTACTACAAGTGGTATTGATGTGAAAAATTTAATTGATGCTTGTAAGCGATTAAAGAAAATACCACCATCATATGATGATTTATTAAGAGAAAATAAAAAAATGGAAGACAAATTTAATAAAGCTATGGGATTGTTAGAATACTTAAATGAGAACGATTTACTTCAAGATGAGTATTCATATACAACTTTATGTGAATTACGAGGTGATAAAGAAGATGAAAATTGAAGTTAAAATAATGCCAAAAGAAGAATTTGATGAAGAAGGATTAGGATGGTCTAAACCCGTCGAAATCGACCAGTTTATATTAAACCCACACGACATTGAATTTGAATGGGATGAAGGTTCTACGCTACCATACAATGATTTTATATTTTTTGGAAATGAATATTATTATGGAATATTTATAAATGGTGAACACGTAGAATAAATTATTTTAGGCATAGAGGGTTCCTTTTATTAACAAATGATAGGTGAATTTGGCTTACCGTAAAGCTCTTACCCTTCGCCAATATTACGTAGGCTGAAGTATTTCCGCCGACCATCTTCGGAGGGGTTAATTAGAAAATAAGGAGAATTAGATATATGAAGAAGGTTAGAAAGAATACATTTGAAACTAATAGTAGCTCTACAAACTCATTAAGTATAGATAATAGTAATATTGAGATACCGATGAAGTTAACCATCATTAATAATGACTGGGGAGGAAGAGATTTTGAACTTAGAACTCCAGATGAAAAGTTCACTTGTCTTGCAAGTTTATGTGATGATACAGGACAATTATTTGCTTTATGCCATAAGATGTATCAATTTGGTGTAGAAATAATTAAATTTCCAAGTCCACAAGAATTTGATTTAGAAAAGAATAAAGATTGGATGTGGATACATTCTGGAGGAGAAATTGAAGACCCAGAAGAACTGAAAGATTTATTAAAAGATGACGATGAATTAAAAGCATTTATATTTGGAAGATATTCATCGATTTCAGGATATAATAATGAGTATGATGATTAAACCGGTTATATTTTTAGATATAGATGGAGTTGTTGAAACTATTTATTGGGAGAAAGCCAGTGATGGGACGTGGTCTTATAATGTACATAAATATGGCCACGAAGAATTAAATAATAAACAGGCCATTGGTTGGCTTAATGAACTATATAATAAAATCTCATATGACATAGTTATTAGTAGTTCTTGGAGATATAGAATGAATAAAAATGAATTTCAAGAATTATTAGTGAAATCAGGATTTAATCCTAATATAAAAGTAATAGATACAACGCCAGTATTATATCAACAAAGAGGATTAGAAATACAAAAATGGTTAGATGACAATAATTTTAAAGGTAAGTTTATAATTATAGACGATGATTGTGATATGTGCCATTTAAGACCATTTTTAATTAGATGTGATTGTCAACTTGGATTTACAATTTATGAATACCAAAAAGCATTAGAAATATTAAAGTAAGAAAGGATTTTTTAAATGAAGGAACCACTTAAAGTTATAGAACTTTTTGCTGGTATTGGTGCTCCTCGTAAAGCCCTTATGAGGGGGGGGGTACAACTTCAAAACTCTTGATGTTATAGAGATAGATAAATACCCAATAGCATCTTATAATGCTATTTATAATACTAATATCGAACCAAAAAGTATAGTAGATTATTATCCTAAAAAAGAAGAATTAGGAGAAGTAGATTTAATATGGAACTCAAGTCCGTGCCAAGATATTTCTTTGGCCGGCAAACAAGCGGGAGCCATTGAAGGAAGCGGAACTCGAAGTAGTCTTATATATGAGGTCATTAGAATCGCAAAAGAATTAAAACCAAAATATATGATATGGGAAAATGTTAAAAATTTATTATCAAAGAAACATAAGCTTATTTTAGATGATTATATAAATAAATTAAATAACTTAGGTTACTTATCATATTACAAGGTTTTAAATTCAAAAGATTATGGAATACCTCAAAATAGAGAAAGAATATTTGTTGTAAGTATCAGAAAAGATTTGAATCAAAAATTTTCTTTTCCCGCGCCACAAATATTAAAGAAAAAGATGAAAGATATGTTGGAGGATGAAGTAGATAGTAAATATTATTTATCTCATAAAATGATAGATTATATCAGTTCAACTGGAACATCAAATTTTAAAAATAAAGATAGTAGAATAAATTTAGATATTGCAAGACCGATTACTACAATTCCAAATAAAAGAGCTGGAACGACTAATTATATTGGAAATGAATTGCCTCCTAATTATGATTTGAGAGTAATTAGAGATGGAGGATTATACAAAAATAAACAAGCTGGTAGTATATACAATAAAGAAGGATTATGCCCAACAATTACTACTGAAGCTAGTCAAAATTGGAATATTTTATTAAATGATTATCCTAAAATAAGAAAATTAACACCTAGAGAAACCTGGAGGTTAATGGGATTTGATGATGAAGATTTCAATAAAGCATCTAAAACGAACTCTGATACTCAATTATATAAACAAGCAGGCAACTCGGTTGTAGTTAATGTTATAGAAGCAATATTTAAAGAATTATTTAAATAAGTAAAAAAGGAGAATTAAAATTATGGAAAAAAGATATTATGAAATTATTGGAAGAAAAGAAGATTTAGATACTATAGAAAAGGCTTTACGTCATTGTGAATATTTAGGTAATATTGGCGCTAGCAGAAATATTTTACTTAGAATTGATGGCGACGGTTCTGGTCGTATTAAAATATTTAAATTAGACGAATCGACTGTTTTAGACGAAAATAAAAAACCAATAGATAATGATAAATATAATATTGAACAAAATCTTGGCCAAGGGGCAACAGTAGGAGTTTATGATATTGGGTAGAAATAAATATATTAATTTTGAGAACACGATTAAGGAAGAATGTCCTTATTGTCATATAGGAGATTCTGAAATAAAAATATACGGAAAAACAATAAAAACAGACGATTGGAAAAATACTGCTGGATATCATAAGAAATACATTCCAGCAATAGATGATTATGCTGTTGATTGGCTTGAAGCTTTTATTTTAAAAGGTGCTAATGATGAAAAGGCTGGGTTAATGATTAATTCTGGCAATGGTTATAGGTTTGTTGATATAAATTATTGTCCATTTTGTGGGAGAAAATTAAATAAGTAAGAAGTAAGAAAGGATAATTAGAGAAAATATGTTAAAGATAAAAGATAATGTTGATTTAAAAGAATTGGAGAAATTTGGATTTGAATTTGAAAAAGGTAAATATTTTATAAAAAGTGTTAGAAAGCCTATGCCTAGTGAATATTGTATTAAAAAACATTTAGCATATTCAATTCCTAGTAAAACTAGAAAAATAAAAATACATAAAAATAATATATGTTGGGAATATGATAATGGATTAGATATTATATATGACCTAATAAAAGCGGATTTAGTAGAAAAAGTGAGTGGTTAATATGATAATCAAAGAAAATACTTATATAAGAACTAAAAATGGGAAAATAGATAAAGTTATTAATGATTATAACGGATATTGCTCAAGTCCAACTTGCCAATGTAAACATATATCGTGTTTGCACGATTATTATAATGAGGATGAAATAAAAACATTTTCTGACGATATTTTTGATTTATTAGAGGATAGAGATTATGTAAATGGTCTTCAAATATATAGGATTTATATGAGAGATAATTTAAAAGAAAAGATATTTCATTCATATAATTATGATGTTGAAGATAAAAGTATTCATACATATGTGTTTACTAAAGAGGGTGGGTATCCCATCAAATCTATAGTTACCAAAGAAATGTTTGAGGAGGTAAAATTTTATGTTTAGAAAACATAAATATATCAATTTTGACCACAATGCAACAATGCCTCCTACAAGGCACGTTTTAGCCGTTTTGAAAAAGATTTATCGTGAAGGGTATAATAACCCTAGTGCAGCATATTTCGGGGCACAGAAGGCGGCGGTGGCTATTGAGAGAGCCCGTCAGCAAGTTGCTATAGCTTTAGGTTGTGATTCTGATGAAATTATATTTACAAGTGGAGCTTCTGAGAGCAATTCATTGATACAAGCAAATTTTATATTAGATGTCGATGAGAGGTCTCATCATTCATTTGCACGAATGGATTATAATTATAATGGAAATATAAAAACCATTCCAATGATAGTGAGTGAAACTGGAGAATGTTTAATTGATGAAATAAATTCTAATCCGACAAAACAATATTTTTTAGATTTAACACAGGCCATTGGGAAAGTTCAAATAAATTTACACAGTATGTCAAACGTAATATTTGCTAGTGCGAGTGGTCATAAGTTTGGAGGAATACTTGGTTGTGGTATTCTTTATATAAACAAAAATTTTGATAAAAAAGATAAAATAAGACCTTTAATTTATGGTACGCAAGAAAATAATTTAAGGGGTGGAACTTATAATGTCCCAGCTATTATATGTTTTGGAGAAGCTATTGAGGAAGCAACTCAAAATATAAATGGGAATCAGGAACAAATAAATAAAATAATAGATTATATTTATAGTTATTTAGAAAATAATTATAAATCATATTATAAAAATAATGATGACGGAACATCGTTTATGAAGATTGTATTTAATGAGTTAAAATTTAAAAAACATTATAATACAATTAATATTACATTTAATAATTTGTTGGCAACAACGGCCGTACAAATTTTTAATAAATATGGTATTTACATTTCAGCAGGTAGTGCTTGTAGTTCTGGCGAAGAAAAACCGTCTAGTGCTTATTTGGCCAGTGGATATACGTACGATGAAGCAATGAGAACTATTCGAATATCTGTTGGAATTAATAATACAATAAGAGAAGCAAAGAAATTTGTTGAAGTTTTACAAAAAGTTATTGACAATTACGATATTTCGTGCTAATCTTATTATAGTAGTCTCGGGCACGCCATATGAGACCACTTAATTTGTAAGGAAGGAGAGAGAAAGTTAATGGGATTTGAAGTTAAAAAGGCGAAAAGAGAAAAGATTTGTGTTAAAGTTGCTTTAATGGCTCCATCTGGCGGAGGAAAAACTTATGGTGCATTAAGATTAGCAACAGGTATGGCAAATGAAATTGAAAAAGAAACCGGTAAGAAAGCAAAAATTCTTATGGGAAATACCGAACAAAAAAGAGGATATTATTATGCCAATGAATTTGATTATGATATCGTTGATGTAGAAGCTCCTCATAATCCAGAAAAATATGTTGAACTTATTAATTTTGCAGTGGAGCAAGGTTATGATATTTTAATTATCGATTCAACATCTCACGAATGGGAAGGAAAAGGTGGATGTTTAGATTTACAAACACAGGCTGGAGGAACTTATCAGGCTTGGTCTAAAATTACGCCAAGACATAACAAATTTATCGAAGCACTTGCAGAAAGTCCAATTCACATTATTGCAACAATGAGAGGTAAAGACCAATATGAGGCAACTAAAGATGAGAAAACAGGTAAAATGTCTGTTCAGAAATTAGGAGTTGGAGCAAAACAAAGAGATGGTTTTGAATATGAATTTACTTGTACATTTTTAATTGACCAAAAGACAAATACCGCAGAAGTTCAAAAGGATAATACTCACATATTTGAAGGTCAAGGAGCAACATTATTAACTGAGAAACACGGAGAACAAATTATTAAATGGGCAAATTCAGGAGAAGAACCAGAAAAGAAACCCGTTCCTAAAAAAGCAGTTTCTAACAAGGAAGTGGTTGATGATAATTCTGATTTAGCTAAAGTAAGAAAAGATATTATTGCTGTTGCTAAAGAACTTGGAGGAAGCAAAAATCCTGATGTTAAGAAATTATGTGAAGATGAAATTGGAACAATCAATCCAAACAATGTTGATGATTTAGATAAATTACATAGTTTATTAACAAAACTACAAGATTTAAAAAATAAAGAAGGAGATAAGTAATTATGAGAGCATTTTCAGATAGTAGATTTAAAATTTGGAATATCGATGATAAAAATAATTTTGCATTAGTTGATATGTCTACTAGCCGTAAAATTAACGAAGACATAGCTTCTGATAAAGCAAAAGTAGAACATAATATTGCAAAAAATGGATATGTTAGTGAATCTTATAAATATGTTAGATTTGTTGGTAAAGCATATAATCAATTAAAAAAACATATTGAAGTTGGAGATACGATTACCAATGTTCAAATGCAATTAGATAATGAAGGTTTTTGGAACGAAAAAACCAATGCGGTTGAGTATCCAAAAAATACTAAAATCACTGTTTTTGAATTTGAATTGCCTGGTAGCAGTAATGAAGATGGTAAGCCAGCACAAACACCTCACAACATCGATAGAGCACCAAGAGTAGAAGATTCTGAACCAGAAGAATATAACGATGATAATGATTATTCTGATGATGAAAATCCATTTTAATATTGAGAATGTAGAGAGATAGGAGGGCTAAGGATGCTAATTCCACAAGAAAAAATAGATGAAGCTAAAAGAATCTATGATGGTCAGGCTATGGAAGAAATAGTCGAGTATCTAGGAGTAGCCCGTTGGGATGAAAAATCTAAAAAGGGTTTGTGTCCTTTTCATAAAGATATAAACCCTTCATTTATATGGAATGATAAAAATAATAGTTTCCATTGTTTTGGGTGCAATCGCAACTATGGCATTATTGATTTATATCAAGACCAAGGTATGACATATATTGAAGCCGTGAGAACATTATTTGAAAAAACTAATATTGAATATAATTTTAGTATGAAAGGCGTTCATTCAAAACCAACTTATAAATATCCACTACACGAAGATAAAGAGCCTGAAAATGATACAATATCATATTGGAACAAGCGAAAAATCAGCAAAAAAACATTAGATTATTTAGATATTAAAGAAGATGATAAAGGTAATACGGTATTTCATTATTATGATGATAATGATGTATTGTTATCAACTAAATATCGTCCTTCGAGAAAACCACAAAAAGGTGAATCTAAGTGTTGGTTTCAAAAAAATGTTGATTTTACACCGATTTTATTTAATATGAATAGGGTTGACCCGTCTAAACCTTTGGTTATTACCGAAGGAGAGCCAGATTGTATGTCTATTATTGAGGCTGGCTATATGAATGTTGTTTCAGTTCCAAACGGTTGTAATAATATGAAGTGGATAGAACAATGTTGGGATTGGTTAGAGCAATTTCAAAAAATAATTGTATGGGGAGATAATGATGAACCCGGTATTAGAGCACGAAATGAAATTTGTAATCGTTTAGGTACTTGGAGAACATATTATGTAGAAGTTACCGAGCCAATTGATGATTTTGGAAATCCATTAGATGGTAAATTGCCAAAAGATGCTAATGAAGTTTTATATTTTTTTAACAAAGAAAAAGTTCTTGAATATGTATATAATCCAATAGAGCTTCCAGTTGAAGGAGTTCTTGATTTAGCAAAAGCTGAAGAGTTTGACATTCAAAATGCCGAAGGATTATTGACCGGAATAACAGATTTGGATAATCAAATATATAAATTAGTATTTGGAACGGTTAATATAATAACCGGTAAGTCAGGCGAGGGTAAATCAGTTTTTGTTAATCAAGTGGCTATTTGTCAAGCATTAGACCAGGGATATGATGTTTTCGTATTTAGTGGCGAATTACCGGCTCCAGTTTTAAAAAACTGGGTCGAAACTAATATGATAAATAGAGAGCATATAACTCTTAAAGATGGAGGACACGTTCGTTGTTTTGACCAGCAATCAAGGTTAAAAATGGAGCAATGGTATTCCGGAAGAGTTATGATTTATGATGATAGTGTTGACACAACGGCATCTACATTATTGCATAAAATGGAAGAAATGGCTCGTAAATTTGGAACAAAAGTATTTTTGATTGATAATTTGATGATGGTAGATTTAGAATGTGACGAAGAAAGTCGTTTGCAGGCAGAAAAGAATTTTATTAAAGATTTAATTAATTTTGCAAAAAAATATAATGTGTTAGTTTTTTTAGTAGCACATCCTAGAAAAACCGGAGAAATAAGAGTAACAAAAGAAGATATTTCGGGAAGTTCTAACATTGTTAACTTGGCTCATATGGTATTTAGTGTTCATAGATATTCAGATGGTGAAAGGGCAGGAGAATTAAATGAACGAGGTAATTACAAAAAAGGTAAAGAACCAATTAAATATGAAACAGTGGTTGAAGTTCTTAAAAATCGTATTACTGGTTTGGTTCCTAAAGTAGACCTTTATTTTGATTATCCTAGTTATAGATTTTATCGTACACCAAGAGAATTATGGTATAGATATAAATGGGATTGGGATAATAAAACTCCTGAAAGAACAGATGACCCTAATGAACATCAAATACCGGGAAGCGAGAATCCTTTAGATGACTAACTTTGATATTAATTATGTCAAGCAAGAACTTAAAAAATTTGAAAGATATACATTTTACGAAGAACCTCATATATATACTTATTTAGAAGATGATGGGAGTGAGTCTCAAGTTGGTATATCGGTTACAACTTTAATTGGAGAATATGAGCAAGAGTTTGATGAAGATAGAATTGCAACATTTAAATCTATAAAAGATGGAATACCAAAAGAAGATTTAATTAATATGTGGCATTATGACAGAGATTTTGCTTGTTGTAAAGGAACGCACACGCACGCTTATAATGAGTTTTTATGGCGTGGGGAAGAATTATATGATTATAATAAATCAGAAGTAATTAGGGAATTTGGCTATGATGCCATAGCACCAGTTTGGAATAAATTAAAAAATATTTGTGAAAGTTTTTACAATAAATTTAAAGATAAACTTATCGTAATTGGTCTCGAACAAATAGTCGGGAGTAGAGATTATGATATTGCAGGGGCAATTGATTTCCTTGCTTATTCTAAAAAACTTGATGCCATTATTATATTAGATTATAAAACCAATAAAGATATTCAATTTGAATCATATAATGATAAAAAAATGCTATATCCATTAGATAATATACCTGATTGTAATTATTATCATTATTGTTTACAATTAGCTGTCTATAAATTTATTTTAGAATATGAAACTAATCTAAAATTAAGCGACAAGAAATGGCTAATATGGATGAATGAAAAAAACGATGATTATATTCTATATGAATGCCAAAATTTAGATAAAGAAGCTCAAAAAATATTGGAAATAAGGAGAAAACAAATTAATGAAAAATAATAAAGAAAAATTTATTGCTCTTTGTAAACAGTGGATTAAAAGAGATGGTTTGCAAGACCTATTAAATTGGTTAGAAGAAACAGATTTTTATGAAGCCCCAGCTAGTACTAGATTCCATTCTATGTTTGAAGGAGGATTGTGTTCTCACTCTATCAATGTTTTTAATAGAATGAAATCCGAGTGTGAAAATGAAGGTTTTTTTGAATATAAAACTGCGGATGAAACACAAAAATTAATGGAAAGCATTGCAATAGTATCGTTATTTCACGATATTTGTAAGACAAATTTTTATAAATTATCTACGAGAAATGTCAAAGATGAATATGGAAACTGGACTAAAGTTCCTTATTATATTGTTGAAAATCAAGGTATTTTAGTTGGGCACGGATATAAATCGGCAAGACTTGTTAATAAATATATAAATATCACCGATGAAGAATATATGGCCATTGTACATCATATGGGAGTTGAAAGTGATTGGAACATAGCAGAAGTTAGTGAATGTTTTAGAAAAAATAAACTATCTTTATTGTTGCATATTGCCGACACAAAAGCTGCATATATTGACGAAGGTATGGAATAAAAGGAGATTAATAAATTATGTTTGAAAATAATATAGTTCAAAAAAGATTATTAAAAAGAAAAAGATTAATGGACAACCTTGAAAAAGCT